TCAATGCGGTGGCTACATTTTTCGCGCGAGCGATGGGGCGAGAGTTCTTCTTCGCCATCATATCCGTGTTCACAGGTTCCTTCATCATACCCATAACCCACATAGTCTTCACTAAGTCGTATCCTATGGGATTGTATGCATCGTGTAGAGCTTTAACAGTTTTAGCACCCATAATCTGTATTTTACCAGATCTAAAAAGCTGAAAATTATTTCCATAATACGTCATCTTTAAAGCGGGGCGAAGCTCGGGTTCGTAATCGATACTGCGAGACTTGGCGAAAGCCTGTGCAACCATGGTTAAGTTAATAACACCCTGTGTTTGAAACGTACCTACAAGTGTAGAGTAGCGAATAGGGTTGTATAAAAACTTATACTTGGGTGCATAGTTATCCACTATGAATTTGCGAATCATCTCTGGTTGCCTCGAGTTGTTATTGATGATACCACCCGCAATTTGCATCTTACCGTTCGTGTAAATTTTAATCAGTAGTTTTTGCGTCTTACCTCCTTCATACACGAAACCGTCGATTTGAGCTACGAAGTATCGATGCCTGTTTTTCGCATTTTTATTTGGCACGACTGTAGACGTATGCTTAGCTCCTATTTGCATACGCCCGTATAACAGTTTAATCGCGCTTACCTCGATTTCGAAATTAGACCCAGGTGTGATGGGGCGTCTTTTGATTGGTTTCTTATACAGAATTTCCGCGACGTTTACGTTATAGTTACCCTTCTTAGCATCTAAGTTGACCATACCGTTAAATACACTCATTTGAAGAGGTGACATTTTCATTTTTGAAAGGTTGGCGGCCTTCAGTTTATTACCAACCATTCTATTTATTCTTGTTTGTATATTGTTTTGTTTGAGTCTGGTAGCGTTGCCCCTTAGACTATTTTTTTCGCGGTTCGTGAGATACGGGGCCTGTCGTATCAAATTTTGGGATGTAGTTGGTGAAACATTATTTTTTTCAAATTCGTTGAATAAACCCATATATTAAGTAAACATTTTAATCATCTAACTCCTGTCCATCTGTATCAACCATCGTCTGTGTCGAAATTGATGTATCAACGTATACCTGTTGTTGAGGTATCACTTCTTGAGGAGTTACGTTTACGACATCGAGACCAATAACCCACATAGAGTTCCTATGCTCTGTACCCGTCTTAGGCTGATGTTGAGTGATACCACATCTCGTATACAGTGTAATCTCACCTTCCTTCAGCTTTTCGACACCGATACTACGCTCACCAAATGGACCTGCCCATATATCAGAATTGATCGTTCGCGACTTACCCTCTTTCATACAGAAAGCGGCGAACTCATCCTTGAAGAAAGATAGGGGACACTTCTTATCTTCGCCATACTCAATGTGAGGAGATTCCATGAAACTCAGTAGAGGACTGACAGCCGCCGCAACTTGTGTCTTAACCTTTTCGAAGTACGGTGGAAGAATGTTCCAAATGGCCTCATTCTTATGAGCCTGTGCTTTGTCGAGATACGCCCTCACACACTTTTGCAGAATGTTTGGAAGTTCCTCTTCGAGTCTATCTTCCAGAGTCGGATCTGCTTCCTTAACTTTCCTCCTAAAGTCGACTGTAATCAAACGTCGCAAAACGCTACCAGAGTTGTCTCTCCACCCAGGAATCTCATTACCACCCAGAATACCCGGAGACTTCCACACGAAAGTTTTAGCCTTTTCGTGTTTCACTGCAATCGAAACATCTTCACCAGACACCACAGACTGAAACTCTGCCTGTTCAAGCGCTAAATCACCCTTAATCTCCGGTGCGATAAACATGTACGAATCGTAAATAGAAGACAGACCAAACTTTCTTTCCACGTTATTCGAAAGTGTTCGCACATCATCCGATGTATAAAATTTGCGACAGACTTTCGTAATAATAGTGGATTTACCAGACTGGGCCACCCCCTTTAGGAAGGGGATGCATTGCCATTTATCGATCTCATTTACGTCAAAACACAAGCGTCCGCAAAGAACATAGATCCATTCGATCACGTCCTTATCGAGCTTTTGGTACTTTAGGATCTTATCAAAATTGGGTGTAGGAATATCCCTCCAATCGCTATCGTTATAGTCACTGAATTCTTGATTGAAGTATTTACAGCTGATGATAGTCCGATCGAGTGTCTTAAACTCTTTTGACGTATACGGGTAGAAAACAGCCCGGTAGCGTTTGTCTTCTTCGGTAGACTTGTCGGGTACAAGCTCCTTGCCGATGAAGATACCATTCGTGAAAGACCACACCTGTCGATGCTTCTTAATTTCGGGAAATTGCATATCTCTCGTCTTAGAAAGATGGCGAATAAGATCGTTGTGGGTAGAAGGACTCATAGTCATATTTTTCCATAGTTCATACCACTGTTCCTTTTTACCGACTGAATATACGTAATCTTGAATACTTTCAAATACTTCCCAGGCTCGGGTACTCGCCCCATCTTTTGTTTTAATCTCCCTACAACACTGCTCCTTGTACCTCTTGATCTGACTATCATATAAATCCTTTAACAACTGTAACATAGCCTGTTGAAAAGGTTTCAATTCCTTAACATCCTTAATCGTAGACGCCCTGTAAATAGATGGGTCAGTTTCCGGATCCACGGGTACGGCGTTGGGATTATTCGAGAAATCGTGTATACGATACACGCTGAATGTTACCCTCCATGCATCTTGAATGCGATCGATCATCCTGTTGATACGAATAGCCAGTGTAACTTCTTTGATTTCGTCGTCATCGAAGTCACATTCATTATCCTTTTCCAGGGCACATGAGCGGTGATACGCTTCGCATAAACGATCTATCATGAATGTACGAGTGCGTTCAACTTCAGCGATATCAATTTGTACGGGTAGACCCTTGTCCCTTGGTTGGGAAGGGTCGAAAAACAGGTCAAAACCTATGTTAAGAGACTCTGATGCACTGAGCTTGTCGTTAATTCTCAGCTTTTTCTCACAGGGTTGGATGATTAACTTCATGAGATGATCTATTTCCATTTTCATAATATTCTCAGTCCAGAAAGTGCTATTATGATCATGAAGATTGTATGTGTCGTCGATGACGTGCATTGTCTGACCGGACCCCTGCATTTCTAATATTAAGATTCATTTTTCTAAGCCTCATTTTTCTTCTGAAGAATACTGAGAAGTTTGATAAAAATTTTATTATGAATTTCCATCTGCTGTCCAATATATACTAGAGCAGTGCACACGGTGTCGCCCTCGGGGGTGGTAAGAGTTTGACCAAGTAAATTTTCAAGGGGTGAAAAATCGTCATCATCGGGAAAATCCTCAGGATCGTACTCGGTGAGGTCGACCTCCTGGTCGGGTAAAATTTCGGATTCGGATTCGGATTCGGTCTCGGTTTCGGGTTCGATAGTCTCAGGCTGTGTAGACATTTATGGTAGGTTGAGGAAAAATCACGTGCGAAATTTCGCACTTTACCCAAAATTATTTTCTCTGTGTATAGTACAACAACATACAAAATGGCGGGTGGTTTAATGCAACTCGTGGCATACGGCGCACAGGACGTCTATCTGACAGGTAACCCCAAGGTTACATTTTTCCAGGCGGTTTACAAGCGCCACACTAACTTCGCTATGGAGAACATCGAGCAGACTGTTAACGGTACTGCCTCCAACTCCGGCCGCGTTTCCGTCACCATTGCTCGCAACGGTGACCTCGTCTCCGACATGTATGTCGAGCTTAAGGCTAAGAGCACCGTCGTTCTCACCTCCGACGCCGCCGGCGCGTCCGAGGCTGGCGCGACTTCCGACGATGTTTGCTGGGCCGCTGAGCGTGCGATCAAGGATGTCGAATTATCCGTGGGCGGACAGCGTATTGACAAGCACTACCAGCGTTGGTGGAGGCTTTACTCCGAGCTTTACCTGGACGAGTCCAAGAAGGCTGTTTGGGGTAAGATGACTTCCCCCGCGGTCGGTGACGGTAAGATGTACCTTCCTCTGATTTTTTTCTTTAACCGCAATCCCGGACTTGCTCTCCCACTAATTGCCCTGCAGTACCATGAGGTTCGTATGGATTTCGATTTATCTTCCGAGTTCTCTAAGTACACTGATAACAGCACCTTCAAGGTCTGGGCCAATTACATTTACCTCGACACTGAGGAGCGTCGTCGTTTTGCGCAGAAAGGACACGAATACCTCATCGAGCAGGTTCAGCACACTGGCTCCGACGCTATGGCCGCCGCTGGTTCCACGAAGCAGATCCGCCTCTCTTACAACCACCCGGTCAAGGAACTCGTTTTCTGTGCCGACCAGGGTTCCGTGTCTCGCGCCAACCTTTGGAACTTCACGTCCTCCACCCAGGCTGTTACCACCGACGCCGGTGCCCAGCTCGCGGCTGGTCTGTCGTCTGTCGTGCCCACCACCCTCTCGGGTGCCCCCCAGCTTAAGGTCACCCAGAATGTCGCTGCCTGGACTGAGGAGGCCGACGGTCCCATCGACACCTTCAAGCTTGTTCTCAACGGTCAGGACAGGTTCAAGGAGCAGGATGGCAAGTACTTCAACGCCGTGCAGCCCTACCAGCACCACAGCGGTTCCCCCGTGCCCGGTGTGTACGCATACTCGTTCGCCCTTAAGCCCGAGGAGCATCAACCGACCGGTACGTGCAATTTCTCGAGGATTGATAACGCTCAGGTCGCTATCAAGACCAAGACTGGCACCGACGCGCAGAACCTTAACATGTTCGCCGTGAACTACAACGTCCTCCGTATCCAATCGGGTATGGGTGGTCTCGCCTTCTCTAACTAAATACTCATACGAAGTATTTCATAAATATTATTAATTCACTTTTAAAAATTGTTCTTACACATTTTTTTAAAAATGAAGGTTCAATACATTTTTGACTCCCCCGACTTTTTGTAACGCTTTTTTTTGTTCCAAATTTCGTAAGGTGTCCGACCGGTCGGACGCGTGAACCCAACTTTCTATTTTTAAAATCGGTCAGTTTTGACGGACAAATGTCTTAAATTCGTCATACGTAGATAAAAACTGCTGAGAAATCGCCGTATTAGCACCTTGATTCGGGTGAAGAAGTCTAGTTTTTACAGCTTCTATATAAATCCGCCTACCTTGTTTAGCCATTTCGCCTTTATTTATATTTCTACGCGAAAGTGCAATCAGTTTATTCTTTACGTTTTTGGCGAGAGCCTCTGCTTGAGCCTTCCTGGCATTCGCCGCGGCTCTTTCGGCATTTGCTTGAGCCTTTTTGGCGTTCTCAGCAGCTTTCTTAGCAGCTTTGTTAGCGGCGTTAGTCTTATTACGACGACTTGATGTTTCACCCCTAGATGCAGCCCGCGCAGCTCTTTTCGCGGCAGCCTCTGCCTTCGACCTCTGAACTGCTGCCTGACGGGCTATATTCATCTCTTTTTGGGCAGCTTCTGCCGCCTTCTTTGCTCTCTCTTCAGCGGCTTCGACTCTTGACCGTCTCACAGCTTCGTTTCTTGCAAGATTATTTGCGGTTCTTGCGTTGTTCACCAACCACGCGTTAGTCATGATGACATTACCACCGTTGTTTCGGTTTACCATAATACTATGTACTGACAAAAAAATTAGACCACCCTAGAAAACAGGTAATTACGAGTCCATGAAAACCGTATAAAGAATAAAAGCGGTCAGTAGATACATGTTAGCCCTCGGTAAGGCCTCGATCGTCGCAAAACCCTGTATCAAGAAACCTGAACCAATTAAGTGTGCGGTTCGTCATACGCGTTGTCCAGGGTGTCCATTTGACAGCTTCTTCAAACCCGAAAACCCATTTAAATATATCCCCCGTGATACAGATAAGAAAGATGTTCAAGAAACTGATTGAACGTTTTATCTAGATTTAAACGACTTAAATAAATAGACCTATAATATAACATAATGACAAGTTCTTTGGGTGTAATCGGATTGGGTTCTATCGGAAAAAATCTCGCACTTAACATTCAAGAGAAGCAGAAATTGCACGTGTATAACAAGACGCACTCTAAGGTTATCGCATTGGAAGAACAATCTGAGAACGTGTTTGGACACGAGTCCATCAGTGAAATGGTAGATGCTATGAAATGGCCACGGGTTATCTTTACAGCTCTTCCTTACGGGGATGCAACGGATGATACTGTTAAAATTCTACTGAAACATTTGAGACCTAATGATACAATCATAGACTGTTCAAACGAATTCTACAGGGTCTCCAGAACCCGTGGGTCTAAATGCAAGGTTCGAATGGTAAATTATTTAGGGACCGGACTTTCCGGTGGTCCAGCCGGTGCTCGTGAAGGTCCAGCTTTTATGATAGGTGGAACTAAGCATGCATACGAGATGACTAAACCCATCCTCACAAAGATATCTAACAGACACACGTATATGGGAGAAGATTTCGGTGTTGGACATTTTACGAATATGGTTCATAACGGGGTGGAATATGGAATGTTACAGGCTGTAGCAGATTTATATTCCTATTGCGGCCATGACGATACACGTATGAAAGCTAGTCTAGAAAGGGCTATCGGTACAGATATGGATGGGTATATTGTGCGATCAGCTTTGAAAGTACTCGAGCAATACGAGATGGATAAGATTTCTGATGTCGCAGAAATGAATAATACTGGGTTATGGTGTTCTCGAGCTGGTTTAGAATATGAAATTCCTACACCTGTTATTAATTCAGCTGTTAATACTAGAATTACGAGTAGATACATAAAGTCTATTCAAACCAAGCAACACTCGACTTCTGTGTTTGCACCCATTTGTGGAATGAATACACTACGATTTACATTCGCTGCTTCTCTTTTAGAGGGGTTTGATCTCATGAAAACGCGTAATACTCATAAGCAGAGTGTAGTTGATGCGTGGTCCAGTGGTACCATTATAGAATGCCCTCTTATTGCAGAGGACCTACACACTATTATGGATAAGCATATTCTAGATGCGCGAATTTTTGTGTTACATTGTATGACCGCGGGTGTACCGTGTCCAGCCGTGCAGGCAGCCGTTATTCAATACGACTTTATACATCAACAGAAAACTTCGATGTCGTTTATTATGGCGCAACGCAATTTGTTTGGACAGCATACACTTATTGAAGTATAAAAGATAAACACGTTTTTAAAGTATGATTAAGAAATTGATTGACCTGTTATTAAAAGTGGAAAAACCCATGCTCGGACGATGGTCACTTAAAAATTGTAGTGAGATGTCGGCATCCATAAACTCTATTTATCAAAATAGAGATCACTGTGGAGATACGATATGTAAAACACCAAAACGAGCTTCAGAATATCCTCCCACTCCTAACAATATAAAAGATAAACGATAAGTAATAATATGTTTGAGATTTACACAGATGGTAGCTGCCTCGGAAACCCGGGACCCGGGGGATGGGGCGTCATTTCACGAGATTTTAAACTAACCGGTGGATCTCGAGAAACTACGAACAATATAATGGAAATGACCGCGATAATAAGAGGGTTGCAGAAGGTAATTGAGATTGGCATTAGCGAAGTGTGTATTTTTACGGATAGCAATTATACAAAAAATGGAATCACTTCGTGGATAAAAAATTGGAAGCGTAACGGATGGCGCACGGCATCTGGGTCCGCTGTAAAAAATAAAGAACTGTGGAAAACTCTCGATACACTTGTTCAGTCTATAAAAATTGTAGAATGGCGCTGGGTAAAAGCTCATAATGGGAATGTGCAAAATGAACTTGTCGATAAATTGGCGCGTTCAACTGCCTATGAATTTCAGAATAATCTGAACGTAACATAAGCCCAGGCCATGTCTGATAAAATTTCACTGGATGAACAGGTAAACTGTTTATGGTGTGAAAAACAAGAAAAATTACTAATACGCTGGGCAGAAAAGGGTGCAGGATATAGGTGGCTTCATAACCACTCTCGTCTATTTTTTAAGAAACAAAATGACTGGTTAGCATACCCTTCGATTGTAATTGCATCGATAACAGGTGTCGGTGGTTTTGCAGTGTTAAATCCAAGTGGTAACTCTAATACTAGTAGTGAGACTAGAGCACGTATTATGATCATCCAATATTTCTTTGCTTTTTTGAATGTTTTGGCGGGAATTTTAACCAGTATTAGTAAATTTAGTCAGAGTTTAAGTCTTTCAGAAGGGCATTCTGCTATGTGTGTACAGTGGTCCAAATTCTATAGAAATATTGATATGGAACTGTCATTAGATGTAAGGCATAGGGCAAATGTCGTAGAATTTGTAATGAAGTGCAGGGAAGATTATGATCGACTGCTAGATGAAGCACCTGACATCCCCGCAGTTTCTATACAGGCATTTCAAGTTCAGTTTCCCAATAAACCCAATAAACCAGATGTGTGCAATGGACTCAGTATCGTTGTGAACGATGAAACAAATTCTGTTATCGCTTCAAAACGAGCTGTTAATAGATGGTTAGGAGCTTTTTCAAATGTAAACAAAAAGAAAAGTAAAGACATGTCGTATCAAGGCGATGAGCTTAACAGGTTAGACTCTGTATGATCTCATTGGTCTTGTCGTACATATTCTCGTGGTACCTGTTCGTAAACCCTTTCTTCAATCGTCCGTTTTCGATCACGTTCGATTTAAGAGAGTCCCACAACTCGAGGCGCTTCTCAAGAAACTCTTTGAACCTTTCGGGGTCACTAGTAGATTTATAATGAATCTTTTCACTATTCATAGCCTTTTCAGTTACACTTTTTTTACGTTCGTTATAAATCTTCACACGTTCACTGTATGGTAGTGACATGAATGTAACCTCTTCTTTCTTACTCATTTGTATTTATTTAGTAGATGTTCTTTATGTATGATTAAACTGCATGGGTTCGATGGTGAGAGATTCACCCGATGTTGGGTCCATGAAAATCCATGCGAATACACCGTGTATGACCCACGAAATGCCTAGCATGACCTTTAAAGCTTGTGCCTCTCGTGAAATCTGTATGGTATCATTCAAAACTAGCGTGTGTTCGTCTTCAATTTCGTGCCATTCTTCACGAAGATCGTGAAGCTTGTTAATGAGGTCTGTAATTTCTTGATCCATGGTTTAATATGATGTCTATTCTTTATACACGATCTCCTGTGTGTGATCTACAAATAAAAGTATCGTATGTTTTCATTTTGCGATCTACGAACACCGGCAACCCATCGACGTACATCGAAACGTAAACCTTTTTACTGGGTATAGAAAACTCACAAATATCCGGTAAGCGTCGCTTCAATTTCGCGATTGGCGCTAATCTAACTTCGTTGTCTTTTACCGTATCTCTATCTAGATCACCTTCGATACCTATGCTACCAACTGGGGTGGGTATCATACACTTAAACGTACTCAAAAACCATCTCGACCACGAGACCGTGTGTATCGTAAATTTCACACGTTTATCCAATAAGTTTATAAATTTTATACGCAATGATTTATCCTTTTTAATATCTGCAAGTGGGAAATATAGACTCGGTCCATGAATCAACGTGGGATAGTCTTGTCTATGTCGTAGCGCACGTTTTATGATATCTTCATCGGGATCGTCCTCGGAATCGTATTCCCAACTCGTTTCACTGGCTATGAGAGGTATAGAGGGGACGCGTGTTAAATCTTTACTCGAATTAAGCGTACTTATTAAAGTAAGCCCCAATAGACCCACACCAAATATAACTGCCTGCATGTTATTATCATATCACATTAAAAAGTCGCGAAGTGGTTTTGTGAATCTGGGCTGAAAGTGTATTCTGGTTTTTTCGGCTTCGACTCTTCTTGACGCGCCCATTCTTTCCTGACATCTACAGGTGTTGTGTATATGTCCATCTTCTCTATGGGTATAGATGGATAATCGTATTTGTCGGGTGGGTCACGTAAGGCGTGACCACCTAGTATAAATAATATCCAAAGTACGATCGATATCCAGATGTATACCGACATTTAATATATACACGAAAAGAAATCTCAAAATTTTCTTCGCTCATAGTAATGAAGGTAACACTCAGAAAGAGCCCAAATCCTGAAAAGAAATACAGAGCCACTTTCGAAGATGGTTCGCATGTAGATTTCGGAGGTGCGGGGTACTCAGATTACACTATTCATAAAGATCCATCGCGTATGAAGAGATATCTCGCACGGCATGGACGTATGGGTGAAACATGGACTAAATCCGGTTTAAAAACTGCTGGATTTTGGTCTAGATGGTTACTGTGGTCAAAACCTAGTATGCCTGGAGCTAAGCGACTGATGTCCTCGCGTTTCGGTTTGCGATTTGTCTAAGACCACGGCGGTTCAGGTTCTTCTTAAGTTGTGATATAAGATTCGGGGGCATTGCGGGACCACGTGCTACCGCGCGCGCCATAATAGGACGCCTCATAGGTGGAGGGGGTGGAGGTGGAGGGGTCCGTCTCATCATAGGGCTTGATTTTTTTGTAGCGCATGTACACCTATTCTTAACGAGTTGTCTACACGTGCGCATAGTAGCGGCAGCTTGAGTTACGCGATTTTTCATTGTAGCTAAATTGCGTAAGTTAATCTCCTTTCGTAAAGCTTCGTTCGTCTTTTTTACGCGTTTACCTTGACTGTCTCGAGTTAAACGAATACCTTTTCCGCGGGCTTTTGTTCTTATGTCGACCATTTCTATATACCGAGATTAAAAAAAGTGATCGGTTCTATAAAGTTTAGCCTGATACGCAGCAGCCTTACCCAAAACACTCACCGATTCGTTTCCATAAAGTTCTCGACACCCCAGATCATCCATGCAATCTCTTTCTCCGATCGTTACCGGTACAGAGTATATCTGATCTCCGGGAGTGGATGTGTAATAGTGATATTGATCTCGACGTCCTCTCACTTCTTTACCATACAATGGAAGTGTCTCTTCGTTTTCACCTAGAAGAACACCCATCTGTTGAACGTTTCCGGGTTTGTACATCTTAATAGGAGGATCTCTGTATTCAGGCGCGCGACGCACACTCGCGATAGGACGTCGCGGGGGTATCATAGGTGTATGGACGGGTACTTTAATGACCTTGGGATCTTGTAACTTTGTGATGAGATAAAAGATTGTTACGACAAGTACGAGCATTATAAGTAAACCGGTAGTATTCGACTTTCCTTTCTTCATTTATATAACTTAGAAAAGATTCCAGAAAGATCGACCCGTTCTGCGTATGGTATTCTTTTCAATTTATGTTGAACGAATAACCATAATGCCAGAAACAAAAATTTAGGAATAAGACCAGATGTAGTATTGTCAAGTTTATATATGGGTCCAATTAATCTCCCAAAAAACGTATCTTCTTTTTTGTTCCCTGTGAGTTTCATTTCAATCTCTGTAAGTGCGCACGTATCGTCGTTTGTCGCCCAATGAAAAAAGAGGAAAGGTATGATGAGTGAGTAAAGAGATAGAGTCACTTCATCTCCAACGAAAGGTATCACTATCATCGCGAGAAACAGAAGGACGTGAACGAAAAATATAATATTCATCTCTATTAGTATGGACAAAGAAAAGAAAAAGACCCAGTCCAAAGATAAGGTAAAGCGAATTTGGCATCCTTCACAAGAAAAGATATTGAAAACATGGGGTGAGGCGTCGGCCTGTTATAGATATATGCACAACCACGCGTATTTAGTCTTCAAAAAGCAGAGTATGCGATTTACTTTACCTGTCATCATATTATCGACGGTCACCGGCACGGCCAATTTTGCGCAATCATCTTTTCCCGAAAATATGAGAAGTTCGGCGCCTGCTATGATTGGTGGGTTGAATTTGATTGCTGGTATAATTGCCACTATTATGCAATTTTTGAAAATAAACGAAATGATGGAAGGATGCCGAGTTGCGTCACTGCAATACGGTAAACTTTCGCGTACAATTCGGTTAGAGCTTTCTCTTCCTATTCAAGAACGTTCTTGTGATGGTTCTGCTATGATAGAATCGTGTAGAGCTGAATATGATAGACTCATCGAGCAGTCTCCACCTCTCCCGTATGCTATCATTCAAGCTTTCGAAAAACAATTCCCAGATGATTCTGAATTTTTTAAACCGGAGATCATGCATATCCAGCCTATCGATATGTTCATTTCAGAAGATGAAATGCGTTTCGAATTACAAAAAGAGCTTGGAGCTATGCGAACAGGTGAATCTACTCCGATCAATACAGACGTTGAGGTGATTATCGATGGATCGAAATCTTCCTAGCTACGTACGCTAACATTATAAGTAGTATCAGATTAAAGAGTCCGATACATATCAAATAAGGAAAAACCTTTCTCTTGATAGGTTCTACGATCCTTGTCTGAAGTGTGTCACTTTCCAAAAAAATATCTAAAGCTTGATCAGTAAACTCATCGGTCATGGACTCCTTCATTAAAATAATCCCACAAAAAAAAGAGCGACCACCGACGCTCCATGAAAAAGAAATTTCCCTGTTGGAAAAATATCTGGCGCAAGGGCAAAATGTGTTCATATGCGGACCAACCGGTTCCGGAAAAACGTTTATAGTAGACTGTTTACTTAACGCGAGTAATACAATAGAGTTACATTCCGAACTTTTTCAAAAGAAGAGTACCTTTTTGAGTTTGATAGGAGACACGTCGTACCATATATTGATAGATGGATATGATTCGAGTGTATACGGTCATAAGCAAATCATAGATAAGATCTCTGATATGAACGAGAAGCTTACGAAAGGGTCGGTGGTTGTAACGTCTACGTCTATTCACATGTTACCAAATTTCAAACTCATAATCGTACCAAAACGCTCCCCGGATGCAGTATTCTCACTGGAGTGCAATAACCCTAGAGCGCGTCCCGCCGCTGATAAATGTCAGGGGAATATACGAAACTTTTACGATTATATGAATTTCTCAGATGAAAAAGATATTTTTAAATCGTCGAAGGATATAGTTATCGACATACTATGTCGTAAAGGTAATGGGTTTGATACGAGTCAAACGGTACACGAACATGGTCACGTGGTAGATGTTATCCATGGGAATTATCTACATTCAAATGGTACCAACGTCGTACCAATTGCAGAATCGTTATCACTCGCAGATATTTATGACTCTGCGATGTACAAGGGTGAATGGAATTATATGCAATACTACGTATCTTGTGGAATGGCCGTGCCCAAATATAATCTAGGGGAGCCACTGAAACCAGAAAATATACAACCCGGTAGCACGTGGACTAAATATGGCAATTACAAGATGCGGTATAATAAACTCAAAATTATTCAGGGGCGGCACAGCACGAAATTGGGGGTAGAAGAGCTAGGGTTAATACGTAAATATGCGATCGCTGGAGATCTAGATCCTTTAATCGAATACAAACTCACACCTCTCGATTTTGACATCATGAATCATCTCGCACTTGGCAACAAATTGAAACCATCTGAAGTTGCAAAAGTTAAAAAGAAACTGCGTAATATAGTCAATGAGTAACTCTGACAGTGAAGAAGAGACTTCTGGCGACGAGATTGTCCGCGTGGTAGGATGTGACATTTATTACTATGGGTCTATAGACCGTGAAAATATACTGACGTTCATAGAAGAGTTTAAAAAGCTGGAAATTGACCTACTCAAAAAGGCGGTCGAGCTTCCTGGGTACACACCTACCATTCAAGTTCATATTCATAGTGAAGGAGGTGACGTATTTTCGGGGTTAAGCGCTATGGATACTCTCAGATCTGCACGGGTTAACGTGACGTGCATAGCTGAGGGTAACTGTTGCAGTGCCGCCACTTTTTTACTTCTCGGAGGGAAGAAGAGGCTCATGGGCCGACATTCATTCGTGTTGATTCACCAGCTCTCGACTGGGTTCTTTGGAAAATATAATGAATTCAAAGACGAGATGAAAACATGTAAAAAAATCATGAAAACTATAAAGGGGATCTACAGATCAGAAACTGAGATTCCCAAAGAAACCCTAAACGAATTCATGCGCAAAGATATCTATCTCAACTACGAGGATTGTCTCAACTACGGGGTCGTTCACGACGCCTCGTAACATCAAGAAATCGTTTATATAAAAAAAATACACCTAAGATGATCACCCCAACACTGATTGTATTCATATTTAAGGGAACCGTCGTTAACGGAGGAGGCTTAAGTCGCTCCATCCTTTGATAATTTACTACTGGTATCATTCCTACTACTAATATGAATACAATTTTTACTACCGATAAAAACAACAAGAAGCGCTACCTCGACATTCGTGTCGAAGAAATCAATGATGTCTGGTGCATCGTCAAGGCAACTGGTCATGTTGGAGGGAAGGAAGTTACATCCATGACTGAAGTACCTCTCGGTTTCGAGAGTGCGACGAAACGTGCAAAGACCATGTGGAAGAATGCCAACATCAAGGCTACCACAGTTCTTCCTATGCTGGCGAATAAATGGGAAGATCGCAAGAAGTACATCTCCGAACCATTTTACGTGCAACCCAAACTCGACGGTGTGCGTCTTCTGGTTTCTAAAGATGGCGGTATCTCGAGAACCGGTAAGATCATCCCCGGAACTGAGGTTCTTGGTAAGGGACTCGAGGTTGGTCAATACGTCGACGGAGAGGCGTTTGATCCCAATCTTACATTCGAGGAACTTACGAGCACGTTCAAGACTGACCCCCTGAAGCTCAAGTTCCACGTGTTCGATTTCTTTGATCTCAGAGCCGAAGCCCTTGCTAGGGATAAGATGACGTTCGAGCAACGCTGGGAGTACGTCAAAGATTCTATCTACAATCCTCATTACGAATATGTCAAAACGACACTCGTAAAATCCAAGAAGGATCTTCCTCTCATGCATAAGAAACACGTTGCAGAAGGCCACGAGGGCACCATGATTCGTGATCGCTTTAGTGTGTATGAAGTTGGGCAGCGAAGCAACTATCTTCTCAAGCACAAGGATTTCCAGACTGAGGAATATGAGATTATCGGAGCCACCACGGGTCATGGTCGAGATGCAAATTGTGTCGTGTGGACGTGTAAGACAGAGGAAGGTAAGGTCTTCAGTGCTCGCCCCGAGGGTACATTGGAGGATCGCGAGTACAAGTATGCGAACAGGAATCAGTTCATCGGTAAGATGCTCACCGTTCGGTTCCAAAACCTGACAGATAAGAATGTTCCCAGATTCCCGATCGGGGTTGCGATTAGAGACTATGAATAAATTGTTATAAATATGTAAATGAATCGAATTGCTATTGACGTTGATGAAGTTCTCGTACCGTTTGTTAGACCCATGGCTAAGTTTAAAAAGCTAAAAATGCCAACTGAAAAATGTAGATACGTGTACCGAGAAATGTTTGAAATAACAGAACCCCAATCCCGGAAGATGGTAAGAGAATTTTATGATTCCGAGATTTTCGATGCACTCCAGCCTATCGATTCTTCTCAGGCAGTTCTTCGACTCATGCGACCGTACGTAGATAAGATGTATGTCGTCACTGGTCGTCACGACTGTGTTAGAGAGAAGACCGAAGACTGGTTAAATTTTCATTTTCCGGGTGTATTTGATGATGTTATTTTGACGAATAGTTTTACGACTTATGAAATACAGAAATACGATATATGTCACGCCCTTAATCTCGATACGATCATAGACGACAATGATACGACGTGTGGTATATGTAAACACTGGAACATGGATGCCTTTCACTTTGCAGGGTACAACGGCGAGGAATATGAATGGTGTACGAGAGATGACATAAGTGTTTTGAGTTGGGCGGACTTGTATAAGAAGCTACCCCAGAAGTTTATGGAATAAAATCTCAGGTGATAATAGAT